GTTAAAGCCCTGTTAATCACAATCAGCCCACAATGGTCTGTGTTGTCATTGTATGTTGTAGGGATTGTTTGACCTGTCAGAATTTGAGTTCCAACATTTGGTACAGAACGAATCATTGTGCAACCTGTTAATTGCGTTGGTAGCGTGGTAATGAGCTTGTCGTCTACTGTGTCGTAATCTAATCGTTGTGGTGATGCAACAAGTAGTGGTCGCATTGCTGATTGAGTTTGGGAGGCGTGGTTGCCAAGTATCTGCTTACATGAAAAATTATCTATTTGGATGTTGCATAGTGAATTTCCAAAATATAAAAGTTCATTTGCAAGCGTACCTACCGCAATGTATTTAATTTTTGCTATACCATTACCTGTCAAACTTAAGTTAACGGACTGTGTACCTGCCCCGTTATAAACTTGACTAATTACCGCAGTCCCACTATTAACTTTATAGTTAAAAGTTATTTCATACAAAGCTCCAACAACTTTTGCGGGACTGCTGAATGCTAATCTCGGAAAAGCACCTGTAGTCGCAGTAGTAATAATTAAATTACCATCTTGAGTTCCAGAAATGGGATTATTTGTATTTAGTGTCCATGTACTAGCAGAACCGCTACCATCAGATTTAGTACCGATTAAACCAAGCTCAAAGTTTCCACCTGTTATACGCTCAGACCCATACGATAACTCTTTACTCTTATCCAACATCAACCCTACAGGCTGCCCCACACCAGTCACAGGCACAGTACCCGCAGCATCCTGAAACATCGTAGATAAATCATTCGGGTCGTAAGCAAAGCCTTGCTCATTGTTTGCGAATAGGGACTTAATGAGTTGAGCGAATGTTTGTCCCAAGCCACCCATACGGAAAGTGTTTGCGGAAATTGCAGAAGGGGTGATGATAACGGGCGAACCTGCAATTCTTGTCTGATTGGATATAATCATTTCGTCACCGTTACGGTTTGCCCCTTGATACCCCATACATAGATTGTGTTTGCACTACCGATCCAAACATCGTTATCTTTCACTGGATTGGCCAAGGAGGAAGGCGCGGAGGCAGCAGCAAGCCATTTAAACTTCAATCCCTCAACGCTCTGTAGTCGAGCGCCCGTATCTGGAATCGTGACCAGTTGCGGCACTTCACTAAGTGTAATCGTTGTTGTTAACACAATAAGCCCTCAAAAACTTATAAATAAAACTGATATTACATGAAAGGCAGGCAATAAAAAAGCCCTTTAGGGGGGGGCTTGAAATTATAAAAAGACGAACAAGAAAAAGGTTTCTCACTAAAACTACCGTATAAATACTAACACATATGCACTCCAACTTTCTTAAAATAATACAAGCAACCATCATACCTTAGTGTATGAGTCGCCCGACTCGGCGCGTTTTTTCTGATTTGTTCGATATTCATTTTTACACCTCATTTATTTCTATATTCTTGCTGTTGCGACTCTTGCTTAACCTCTTCTTTCTTAACCTCCGCTTTGTAATATGCAAAGCACGCTATAGCAAAACATAAGACTATTGTTTCAGTAAGTCGCATTACACTCTGCCCTTCAAAAAACCCCATGCAAGTATAGCAAATAATACAACTAGACATAAGAGTATGTACATTTTACAGCCTGCGATAATTATTGATATTTACACCAATTGCAAGCTGCCATGATTTACCACTAGACCGCATGGTGTAGCCCATGTTGTTGATCTTATAGAATACAGGCTTGCCATTCTCAAAATCATAGTGTGTCGCACCAATAGGGGATGCATTGCGTAGTTCTTGCGGGGTCATAACACACCCCACAATTGCAATGAAAGTGTAGTAACTATAAGCCCGCTTGAGCCTAATAGCACAGTCAGTAAAACTGGCTGTATGTAGTTTTCGTATAGGTTACGCATATCTATCCTCCTACCCAAACACCAAAACCATTACAAACGCAACCCATGTTGCAATAATCACAGTTAAAGCCACTGTGTAGGCTATGTTTATTGCTCGCATATCAACTCTCTTAAACAATATCCCTATACTAATAAATTGATATATTAATGTCAACTATCAATTCCATCAATGATAGCCTTCGATACACATCTGCAATTAATTTTCTGAGCGGGCATTATGTACTCCCCATCAATGTAGCAACCCTTGTCAATTTCGTAGATCGTTCCATTTGCTTTTACGTGGCTTTTACGCGGCTCGCGGCCACCCCCAGAATGTATCCATACCGCCTTAGTGATTCCCAGCTCTTTACGGCGTGCCATTTCAATTACAGCATTGGCTTTTGCAGCTTGGTCACGTGCAATCAGCTCAGCTCTGTTACGTGTAATGTGGTGTGCATGTTGCAACTCATCAGCCAGTGTTTTTAAATCAAAACCACCCTTTACCGATGCCCAAACAGCCTGCTCCACTTTTCCAAGATACTGCACACCAATGGATTTTATTAATCCGACATTTTCACCAATGGAGGCTTTTAATGCTTCTTCTGCAAACGGCGTTAATTGCAAGCGCACAGTGAAGCCAGCTTTGCGTAGGTGGCGTTTAAACTGCGCATCGTAGTTATGTACCGACTTACTCACAAAAAGCTCTGCAATCGTCTCTGACAACGAATTAAGGCGTGTATTCCATTTATCAGTCAGATAGTCGATTACATGCCCAAGCCAATCACTAACTCCATCCATAGCCACTGTAGCAGCTTGGTACTTGTAATTCTCCATGATAGCGGTATTAACCTCTAATCGCATCTCATCAATGATCTTCATTAGCTCGCGTTTATACCAACGCTTAATCCCCAAGTTTGGGTGGATTGCGGGGATCGTGGTCGGGGTTTTCTTTTTCATATTAAACTCCAGTGAATAGCCTATTTTATCACTCATTAGCAGCAGTTTCGCCTAAATTTATTAAAGGATTCCACAGAAACTGCTGCTGTTTTTACTGTTATCTCTTATGTATATTTTACTGTAATCTTGTTGTTATCTTATATATAAAAAGAATAGCCGCGCAAAGCGCGGCGTTAAGACTACTGTCGATTTTGCTGCTATAAAAACATAAAGAAAAACCCCTTAGAGGGGTTTGATTTCTTCACCATCTTCTACAAAATATGGTTTCCATGTGCCAAAAACGTAGCATTTCCAACCATATTTATAAGATTCTTTAAGATATATTCTCTCCATTGGTGTTTCGCTATAATGCGTAGCCCCCTCTGGAATCTCCACCGCATCGGCTATAGCATCAGTTTTTTGGCGTTCTTGGTTCATTCCTAATCCCCCTTCCATCTGCTATTTGTATAAATCGGACTATCCACACGTGGCGCATAGTATTCCTGTTTTGGTGTTGCAACCTGTTCACGTGGGATTTCCTCTTGACCCACTGGTGTGCAATGCACTGGCTCGTGCTGCATATACTGCCAACCAAGCGTTTTTACAAACCAATCGCCGTTAAGTAGCAGATACTCCATAACATCACCCGCAATGGTGCAGTAATGCGTAGCAGGGATGCTGCTACACGGCGGGTTTAGGGCATACTTTATGACACATTGATTTACTTGAGCGTTCATTATCGACTCTCCCAACAATCATGACAGGCTTCTCGATTATCGAAAGAGCCATACCATAGGTGCGAATCAACAGGAAACTCATTCCCACAGAAATCACATACATGACCAATTAAAATTTCTTTGCCATCAGCATTTATTTCTACTATTTCGCTCATCCCTTAATCCCTCCACGCAAAGCTGCCACAACTTGCTTGATTTCTTCTTCTGTGCGCCATGCTCCCAGCAAAGCATGAGACTTTAAATGTGTTCTTATGTAGCCAGTTGGCTGAACAGAAGATAATACATAAAATTCTTCACATTCAGATGGCTCAAAAGGCGCAGGAATCTCTAGCTCAAGCTTTATGGTGCGGGGTTTTAGGCGGAATTGAAACTGACCTACACCACCACCTAGAAAATAGTAAGGTTGAATACCGTATATATCTTTTGTCCAATCATTCTTACCGGTAATAGTGCATTGCACTTCTTTCCCATCTGCTAAAGCTCGTAACGCATCAGCCCCACTGATTAGATTAGTCATTGGCTTGCTCCTGTGCTTCGATCATGGCTTTGTATGCACAATGAATTGACTGACCGCCTGTTAAACCATTCGCGAAAGCACCGACAAAGTAATCTTGCATTTTGTTTAACAGTTCCTGCGTGGGTTCTTTCGGCACAACTACAAACCCCTCAGGAACCGCTTGGGCTTTGGCTGCTTGCCATCCAGCACGGAACGCATCCCAAAGCTCGTTAAACTCGTCTACTTGCAATTCCATTTCGCTATCTAGCGCAATATACTGCTGCAATTCTTCATCAAACTTAAAAGACCAATCTGGTTTGACATTGTTTGATTCTTCAAACGCTTCTCTTTCTTTCTGAATATCCATCACGCCACCTATATCTTTAAAAATGGCATAGCAATGCCAACCAAACCAACGAGCAAAACAGCAACAAAGGAAAATAAAGTACAACCTAAAATATGCTGTTTAATTTCAGTTCTCTCATCACCAGTGTTCATAAAGATAAAAACAAAGATGAGAACAAAACCAATAACCATTACGGCCAAAATGTGCTTAATGTAATCAACCTCCATCACGTCACCTCAACTCGGTCTTTTGTTAAATTCGTCGAAAGCCGACATAAATTTATCAACAGTAAAATTAATGCTTTTCTTTGCTCCTTCTGGTTCAAATTGATTTGCATACGAAGCGAGACCAAGCCAAAGAATAGAAAATGCAAACAGCTTTGCTGAATCAGTATCTTGAGATTTCATTTCATCAAGCATTGGCGCAATTAATTGCTTAAATACTTGTTCGCCTAACTGATCTGCTGTACCTTCAAAATTTGTTAAATCTATTTTTTTCATCACGCCACCTTCAAACTTTCTAAAAATTCTTTGCCATTGTTTAGATACTGCTTTAAGAAAATCTCGTATCGTTGCTTACACGTATTTTGTAATTACCCAGCATTTTTACTCTCCTATAAACTAAATAAACAATACAATATTAGTATATCAATGTCAATCATTAGACATTAAAAAACCACCCAAAGGTGGTGCGTATAAAATAAGGACTAGCCGCTTACCAGTTACGTGGACATGGTCGAACTTAGATGAAGTGAATAGATCATTGCTATTGGACTCGAACCAATGCCATCCCGAATAATTCGATTATTCTACCAACTGAATTAAGCAATCAATAAATAATATGTTTGCAACCATACTGTTTAAGGTATTCACTTCTCTAAATTGCCTGTCTTTCCAAGCTGTCAGCCACATAAGTAGGCGTTGAACCGTACTATTCACGGTGGTCAATTGATCGGCAACGTGCGAATAGTTGCATGTTTTGGATTCCGTACTAATCTTCTACCGAACTTGGTTTAGACCTCCAACTTCCAAACTTCAACCGATAAGAAAACTCACTGTGTCGCCAACAGATTCGATCAATGTATCAATAATTTCTTACTGATAGCTTTCTTAGCAGAAAGTAATAATATAATACCAACTCATATCATTAAATACAAATTGGTAATTTTGATATATCTATTCAATATTATCAGGGTTATTTATATCCTGCTCCGTAAAATCAGGCATCTCAGGTACATCATCTGGATCAATGCCGCCGTATCCTGAATCCTCATCCTGTGCAATGCGGCCACGCTCATCCTCTTGTGAGATAACACCACTATCAATAAGAATCTGTGCAACCTGTGCTTTCTTGAGATTAACGTCAGCTTGTTCTGAGTCGTTTAACTGGTGAAGGTTAGCAAACTCAAACACGATATTGTCATCAATAGAGCCGAACAACGACATTTGCATAATGCGAATAATCTGCATCATTTGCGGCAGAATAAAGGCATTCTGTAGGGATTTAATCCAGTCATTATAGACTCTAATCTCACCATCACTAGAAGCGTTTAAACCCGATGGAGTGATGCCAGTCAATTTAACTAATGGTGTATGGCTAGGCATTGCCATTAACTCTTGAGACTTAGCCCATAGGTCAACCAAACCAGTCAACGGCGTATTAAGCTGTACTAGTTCTTCGCCCTCCATATCCATAAGCAATGTGTTCAGATTGTCACGGAACTGGTTAAGCATTTGCGTTCGCAATAGCAACTGGCTAACCCCCTCATCGCCACCGCTTAGAATATTCTCCATGTTGGTTTTTAACGCCGTTAAAGAGAATTTGCTAATCAGGTCGCTAATAGAATCTGTATCACGCTGGAATCTCTCCACATAAGGCTTCATGATCTGAATCATTGACAAGCCGCCAAAGTTATAAGCTGGCTTTAATAAATCAGGAACAGGTCGCGTCACCAGTGTAAGCAATCGGTCTTGGTGAATATTGACACCTTGTACAAACCAGTTGTTTACTTTGTAGAAATCAAATGCCAATGGATCACTAGCATTGAACGCGGCAGGGGTGGAGTGAATTGGCTCAATTAGAATAAAACCCTCTAATGAATTACGCGGTACGTTTTCCATTACGAGTGGTAAATTTGTCTTGTCGTCCTGTCCTTTAATCTTGACGAACAAGTGAGACATGCCAAACAGCCCTTCATTCTCAATATGACGGCGTACAAGATTACGAACATCAAGGCGGTTTAGTTCTTCTTCAAGCATCTGCACCTTATCGGTTAGGTCATTGTCACCATCACCTTTAACTTTAACTTTACCCCACTCGCGAGTCATTTCTAGTGCATTGGTTTCAGGAACGTTGCGAAAATCACCAGACTGCGCCAAGATTGACAAGGTAGGGTATCCCATGAATCCACCAAAAAACGATGGGTCAGTATTTGCATATGAAGAAATACTATTACATGAATCCATTGCCACTGGTGCTTTTGTATCAGGCGGTAATACATGCGGCATTGGCTTGTGTACTTGGTACTTTGGCTGCGCTTTAGGCTGCTGCATACGTGCAATTAAAGCATGCTGTGCTTCCATTAATCGCGTTTGCTTTTCTAAGGCTTCTACTTCGCGCTGGCGCAGGGTTTTCTTTTTGGTGGACATTAAAATATTCCTTGCAATGCATTCGGGTTGATGTTTAACCCTACGTTTGGTTGTGAGAAAGCAATAACAACAGAATCCGCTTTGTTTGGTGAAGGGATGCCGCGCTTTTTCATGTCTTTCTTAGATTCTACCATTACTTTGCCATTTCCATCATATTCAATACGTGGGCGTGACAATTCTGCACGTAAATAATCAAACTGCATCTGAGTCAATCCACCATTACCAACAAGGATAGAAATCACTTCATCTTCTTTGAATGTGTCTCCATGTTCTATTGCTCTCCAAGTGTTATAGAATCTCGTGCGCAGATTCCACCATTCTTGTGCTTTAGCATTGGCAAACATATCTTCATTGGTTTTGCCGACATAAATCTTTTTCTTCGGATCACGCACCTTGCCACCAGCATTAAACCCACCGACACGTATTTTGGATTTCTTGCGGTTTAGTTGAGCTTTAACACCAGCACCAACACCAATAGAGTCATAGAATAAATCGTCCAATCCTTCCTCCAACCCAATAGTATGAGCCTTGTCCGCCGTAAATATCACATCTCCTTTCTTCCATTCATCAATAGCATAAACAACAGAACCATGACGGCGTGTAAATGCGTTCGCATCTTCACCCTCATCTGCAACGTCTAAGCCACCAATCTTTCTACCACTGGCTTTAAATCCAAGCTTCTCGTGCGCGTTTAACGCTGCACTAATCCACAACGGTTTAATGAATGCGTGTTCACTATCCGCAATTGGCTCACCTTCCCAAATATGCAAATACAGCTCGTAATCTTTTTCTTTGCATTCTTCCATTTCTTCACGTAATGGAGACTCATCGAAATAGATATTGTCGTTGTAGTTTGCTTTTAATAGGCATGAGTTTTTAGGAGGATTAACAACAAAGCGTTGATAGGTGTCATCAAGGATGTTTGCAGGGTTAAAGGTCACAAATATCTTTGCGTTCTTATCACCACGAATGGAAGGTATCAGAATATCCCAGGAACGTTTAGTTACCGCTTCTGCTTCCTCAATCCACGCAATTCCGCAACCTTGAATAGATTTAATCTTTGTGACGTTGTTCTTGATCCCATAAAAAACAAAAGATGCACCAGTTCCCAAGTGCGTAATTGTTTTGTTTTGAATCTCAAACTCTTTAGTATATCCTAGTGATTCGATTGTTTCACTCAATAGCTTATGTACTGAGTCTTCAATTGATCCTTGAAACTCACGCGCACAAAGAATAACAGTCTTTACTCTCCTTGCTGTCTCAATAAGGATTTCAGCGACTGCCATTGATTTACCTGAACCACGTCCACCAAAACAGATTTTATATTTCTCTGGACCAACTAGTGGTTTAAAGAACGGTGCTGCCATTATTCCTTAACAACCTCCCAATTGCCGCCGTTCAGTCTATCGCTTGGCGCTTGAGTTGAAGCATCAAATAAAAAACCATCGTCTGATCTACATGTAAAAACACCATAACCATTGTCTTTTATCACTTCATACTCCTTACCAATCGTCAAGTATGATGGTAATTCACCCTTGCACTCAGATATTTTTATTTTCATTTAAAAATATCCGATAATGGTGTATTGATAACAGTAATCTCACCTTCATGTTCTTGCACTTGCTTATCACGCCACTTTTTAGGTTGACGGTTTTTAAGCCAAAAGATCATTGCAGTAGTATCTGGTGGAATCTCATCCTCAACCTCAACAATTGCACCTTCACCTTTAACAACTTGCTTTTTAAGCGTCATTCCACGCGCTCTATTGTACAAGGACTGCACAATTTCAATGTCTGCAAATTCCTTGCCATTTTTTATGGAGTCGGAAAAATCAGGATAGTCAAGTTTCCATTGGTGAATAGTTGAAACATGAACTTCAAAGAACTGCGCCAACTCTTCATCAGTATGACCAAGCAAACATAACTTATAAGCAAGCTCGTTATATTCTTCTTTATACTTGGTCGGTCTACCTACATCTGCCATAACCCACCTGTTAAATTAAGTTTGTTTAAGTATATCATATAACAAGTCACTCATAACTGGATAGCCTCTTTGAATGTGGTCATTGGTCAACCTCGCATCAGGTAGATAAAACCCTTTAATTGGCGGTTGTGGCTGTGCAATTAACATTGCTAGTGATAGCCTGCTTAGTCTCATTCCCCACCACCCTTGAGCACACCAAAATACTCCTCGTCATATTCGATACGCTCTTTAATCAAGTTCCGCAGGCTTTGCATGATTTCAAGCTGTTTGCTAATCAGATCGAATTGTTCGTCGGTTAAGAATGCTTTGTCCTGAAACCGCTTTAAATCGGTCATCTCAAGATCAAGCTGCCAAAGTTTTTGATTCATTTGTTCGATGTAAGTTTTCATTTGTTTTCCCCCTTGAGCGCTTGCTCTAACTCATCCGCAACAATTGATAATGCATGTTGAAATGTCTTATCTTCTGTCGGTGGGTCTCTATAATCTTCGATCAGTTGCTTGACCGCATCCACCCTCTTTTGCAGCTCAACACTTTTATCCATTTCAATTTCATAAGCTTTAATGAATGAATCACGTTGCTTTTGCAGCTCATCCACTTTGGATTGTTGGTGTTGGTAAACACACAAACCAAAATCTAAATCAAACGAACCGTATCCTCCTTTTTTGCTTGTGTAAGGGGTGCATCTGAGTTGTAGCTTGTTTCTATCTGAGCCGTGAGATTGAATAAATTCTTCAAATCCCATGCGCGTATTTTCATTAAATTCTTTCATTGATTCTTGATATTGTTCTAACGTATCAAATTCACTTCTCATCACTTCACCCCTACTTTGCAATTCGGACTCACATGATTCTCAATGTGTGAGTCGTCGCCCATGTCAACAAATGCAGTCAGCCCGCCTTTAACTTTGCTAGCTCCGCTTGGGGTTATAACTGTTACGCCTGTGTTGGTATCAATACGATGCCCTGCTGCGATTTCTTGTTCAGTTGCGTGTCTAAAGTTTGACTCATGCGCAAACGAGTATTCTTTTTTGCTCCAATAAGCTCTAATAAATTCGTCGTTGTAGGCTTGAATCTTCATAACCTTGTTTTGACTGCTATTGTTTAAAACGACATCTTGCCCAACCTTAAACATGCTCACCTCCATAAACTGCCTCGTAGTCTGCGATGGCTTGTTTTAAATATCCCATCCCCTTTTTTGTATTGATTAATAGTTTGGCCTTATCCAATCCACCAAACTGATCTACTAATCGGATACTTTCTAAAAGCATTTTTAGGTCATTGATTAACACTGGATCAAAACCGTCTTTCTTAAACCATTCACCATCGTTGTCAGTTAAATTCCAAACTGGATGAAAACCATTGTGAAACTGAAACTCAGGCTTGGTTCTAAAGTAGTAACCATCTTGATAGCTTTCTGCATTACTTGGCGCACCCTCAATAACTTCCCTCGCCTTCTCAACACCGTGTTCTTTTATAAAATCTATCGCATTCATTGGCTTTGCTCCTTGTCACCATAATAATATTCAATCATCAATTCAATATTATGTATTGCCTTTAACAAGTCTTCCTTGCCGTTCTTGCTAGCGTGTCTAGTTACATACTTAACAACGTTTGCCTGCGCATAGTCTAGTTTATTGTCTAAAGCATATTGCATGGGCTGTATTTTTAAATTCTTGTAATGATTGCCACCTTCCTGTTTTCTCCATGCGTTTTCAGGCTCATCATCAACAAAAGGAAGTTCTTCTGGTTGGGAGTGGCGTTGCCACAGTATACCACCAAACAACGCAGACGACCTAACACCATCAATACCCTTCCGTATAACTTGTAATTTATCGTTACCCATTTTAACTAAGTAATCAGTGTCTTTATTAATCTTAATCCAATCTTTCCCCACCTCATCATTATCCACATCAACCACATGCAATGACCAGTCGGCAGGGTTTAGGTATTCTATTTTGGTCGACATATTACTTCCCCACCTGTTGATTGTTATTAACTACAATATTTTGATTCTGCGCACCAGTTGCAGATACAGACCAAACCAACGAGATAAACCAAAAAATACCAGTTACACCCAAAAACAAATTAAGCAGCATAATCCCCCATTTAGAGTTATGCCCGCGAATAAAAGCAATGATTGTTGGCAATAAATATGCCGCCACACCTAAAACGATTGTTAGTTCCATTTTACTCTCTTACTTAACCAAACAATTTGCAACAGCCCAAGCATTGTGGCACGTGCAGTCTTTAAAATCACGGTCAATTTCTGCAAGCCATTCATCTTTTGCACCACGCCACCCCTTAATAGTAAATCCACCTTTGTTAACCTTTACATCAGGATTTCCATTGATTAACTCGCTAAGCTTCATCTTGTCGTCAATACGGTAGCCAATCTCTACCGTACCGCGCTCACCATTAGGCTTTTCCACATCTGCAAAAAATGTGACGCCGTATCGTTGGCTATTATCAATTTTCCCAAACTGCAAAGCATCTAATAAATTACCAGTGTAGATATTGCGAAGCCATGCGTAAGGAATATGACCGCTAGTATCTCCTGTTTTTTGCTCGTACTGCTCAACCACATCAACAGCTTTAAAAATATTCCAACGCAACTGGTAGTGTTTAGCCTTGTTTAGTTTTTTTACCATGCAATCTCTCCTCTTTTGTATTCAGCTTATATTCATATTGATTAACGGCTTTCTTAATCACACCGCCGTTTTTCTGCCATTCCGCTATAGCTTGGCTATAGTCTTGTTTTATTATGTGACAGTTAATCATTTTACCCGCGTCACCTTTGCTTTATAGTCTGAAATACGCTGAACTGAAAACTTAGCATTTAGGCTCTTACCCGCTTTTGATGCTTGGCTTCTCACGTACCCAACTTCGCTATTGTCAGAAACAAAATGATCTCCAACGCTAAGTGTCTTAAAAGGCAAATTGTGTTTTTGGTAAATCATCTTGTTCTCCATATTTACCCAGTCGTTAACCGATTCTTCATCACGTGTAAATTTTCCATCTCGAAGATGCGCAATAACAGACCATTTCGATAACCCTGTTTTCTCCATGATTTGGTTCGTGCTTAGCAATGTATTCTCCAATGATGTTTGTTGTTTTTAATATATCAATTCATATTGTGGTTTGCAATAGTTTTTATTCAATTAGCAGCAGTTTCGCCTAAATTTATTAAAGGATTATACAAAACCTGCTGCTGTTATATTAGATATATGAGCGCGTAGCGCGAATATATCCCATGCCGCTTCGCGGCTAAACTTATGGTAAAATTACCGCTAAATAAGTAAAACTGATTAGAAATTATTTTCTAATAGCCTATAATGAAAAACCCCACCTATTGGAGTAGGCGGGGTTTAAGAAAAGCAATCAACGTTTGAGTATTTTAACACATATGAACACTATTGGAATACCAGAAGATAAAATAAGAGAAGCTTTGTTTTTCCTTGATTACGAAGATCGTGACACATGGCTAATGGCTGGTATGTGTATCAAGCACGAGCTTGGTGATGTTGGTTTAGATATGTGGTTATCTTGGTCTTCACTAGGATCAACATACAATCAAAAGCACTGTCTACAGCAATGGAAAAGCTTTAAAAACTTCCGTAAACGTACTATTGGTACGTTGATTTATAAGGCTATGGAAATTGGTTTTAAATTCAGCGATAAGGATTTAAGGATATCCCAAAAAGAACAAGAGCGAAGAAAACAACGCCAATTGCAAATGCAAGCTGAACAAGAAGCGGAAGCATTAGCAGAAGAACAATTGCATGCTAAAACAGCAAAGAAAGCCAAATATATCTGGTCAACATCAAAACCATGTGAAATCCACCCATACACCACAAAAAAAGACGTAATGACTCATGGTTGCAGAACTAATCAGTGGAAATATAAAGATGATAATGGTGTGTTGCAGACCATTGAAAACTGTTTAATTGTGCCGCTACTTTATCGTGGTGAATTGGTATCGTTACAAGCAATTGCACCATACAAGATAAACAAAGATGGAAAGCAAACAGATAAATTCTATATGTGGGGCGCAAAGAAAAAAGGCGTGTATGCCGTCATTGGTGACCGTACCGAAACATTGTTGCTTTGCGAAGGCTGGGCAACTGGTGCAACTTTGCACGAAGCAACACAATTACAGGTTTATATTGCGCTTGATAGAGGTAACTTGTTCCATGTTGCTAAAGAATTAAGAAAAGCACACCCATTAGCTAGAATTGTGATCTGTGCCGACAACGACCAGTACAAAAAAATTAACGCTGGTATTCGAGCAGCGACAAAAGCAGCGATTGCGATTGATGCCGACATGGTGTATCCAAAATTCAAGAACCCATCGACTAGACCAACAGACTTTAATGACCTATATAATGAGTGCGGAAGTTACGATGATATTTTTGAGATTGTTGTAAGTCGCCCAACATTTAAAAAGGAATTTAATAATAGCGTCCAGTCTTTTAATGCTTTTGATTTGAAGTATGTGGACGAGTACAAGAAGGTGTTAGAGGAATCAAGAGACCCATTCAAGGTGGCGTGCGCTGCATTATTTGCAGCCTTGACCATGTCACGTGATTATCCTGTATTTTGTTCGCTTGACGACATCAGAAATTACATACAGCATCCTTTAATCCACCACAACACGCATTTATCTATTATGTCGCGGGTACAGTGGTCCATATACAATCGCAAAGAAATTGCAATGAGTGCAATAAGACCTAAAGCATGGGGAAATAAACATGATCATGTCATTGTAAATTCATTAGATGAATACAAGCCACAACAAGGCGTTTCTTTGGTGTTTGCGCCAATGGGAAGTGGTAAAACTCAAAGGGTCATTAAACCTTTTTCCATGCAAGAAAACAGAGTGTTTGCTGCAATTGCTCACCGCCGTTCTTTAATTTCTGAGCTATCAAAACAGCTTAAAGTTGAAAACTATGAGGAAGCTAAGGGTCTTGAGTTTTCTGAAAAGGTCGCTGTTTGTTTGCCCTCTGCAATGTCGACAAGGTTTGAACCGTTTACGGATCGTGTTCAAGATTTAGCAATTGATGAAATAAGTCAAAACATTAGATTTACTTCATCAAAAGAATGTAAGGCTAGTGGCGTGGATCAAGAGGGTGTTTATTTAGGGTTAAAGAAACTTGTAAATCAATCAGACACAGTAATTGCTGCCGATGCATCTATTGATCAGCTTACAATTGATTTTATGGAGTCAGCTAGACCAGATGAATCATTCACCATTGTTGAACAAGTGCCACAAAATAAAAATAGATATTGCTATATTCACGATGAAGAACAGCTTTTAAGTCGCGTCCAAGCTGAATTACTTAATGGTGGTAATGTATGGTTTGCTGTTGAGTCTGTATCAAAGGCGGAAGCTATAGAGTCATTATTCAAAGAAAATTACGATGTGCTTTTAATTACATCAAAAAACAGTACATCAAAGAAAGTTAAGGATTTTCTTAAAAACGTGAACAAAGAATCTTGTCGATACAATCTTGTTGTTGCATCTCCTGCCATTTCTAGTGGTGTGTCGGTAGAACACGATATACCACATTTCACCATGATTGCGGGGATCGCCAGTGGTGCTGCAATTTGTTTTAGTGATTTTGCACAAATGCTAGGTCGAGTGAGGTACGTTCCGCATTATCACGTTTGTTTAAAGCGGAATAATCACAGGTTTGAAAACATCACTGCCAATACAATTCTATTGGGGCAGAAGCAAGCCGCAATGCTTGAAGGTGGTAACGTAAAGGAAAATGACTACTCGTCAACAGTGGCACAGATTGATGCTTTAGAACGTGCGTATCGTTCTGACTTTGCTGCTGGGTTTGTTTGGTTTATGCAGTATTACTGCTTTGATATTTTACCATCAGATACCGTAATGATTGATTACGCTATTGTTGACCAGTTAAAGGAAATCTCAAAAGCCAATAGAGAGCAATATAGAAGATCGCTATGCAATGCCGACCCAATCACAAAAGATGAAGCAGAAGCGCTGGATAAGAAGCCACACTTAAATGATGATGAGCAAATTAACCTAATGGCTTATCATATTAAAACAGCACTGGGTTACGCATGCGTTCACCAGCTGGAGGAATTGGATATTGATGTTTTTGAAAAGTTGCCATCACTAGATAGATTCGCTCGCTATCTTGGATTAAAACCAAAGAAAGACGATAGTGAAAAAAATATCGCATTGCGTAGATTTAACATTGCCCAAGAAAAAGCAATCAAGATTATGCTTGGTGATGCAGATTTAAAAGAGACTTTCTTTACTAATGATAAGTGCAAAGAAATTGTTACCCGATGCTGTGCTAATGAAAATAGATTTATGTTTTCAGCCTTAAAGATTGTTCCGTCAGCGTATGCAAGGGATATTCAAGACAAGCAAGGGAATTTAAAACCATTAAAGCCGCCGTCAAACTGCGCAAATGCAATGGGGAGGATTATTGAAAAGTTTGGCTTACAGTGGAAAAGGAAAACCAAAGGCTACTCAAGATCGGAAAAATCAGAAACAGGCTATATGATTACAGAGGATAGCTATAATTTGATGAAAGTTTATGCAGAAAGGCGTTATGCGTGTTGACATTAGTATATCAATTTTGTATTATTCAATTATTGTTTAGGAGAACATAAAAATGAGTATTGCGACTTTAGTTCTTGGTCAATCTGGAACAGGAAAAAGCACAAGTTTAAGAAACTTAAACCCTAATGACGTATTGCTTATTCAATCTATTAGAAAGCCTTTGCCTTTTAAATCTAAAGAGTGGAAGCATTTAACTAGCGAAGGTGGCTCTATATATGTAAGTGACAACGCTGAGCAAATTATTAAGGTTATGAATAAATGTCAAAGACCTATAATTATTATTGATGACATGCAGTACATCATGGCGAATGAATACATGCGCAGAGCACAAGAAACAGGTTTTAATAAATTTACTGAGATAGGTAAAAAAACTTGGGATATATTCAATGCAGCTTCATCATTACCAGATGACAAGAGAGTTTACATATTAAGCCACACAGAAGAATCTGAGAGTGGTAAGACTAAAATCAAAACCATAGGAAAAATGCTAGATGAAAAAATAACATTAGAAGGCATGGTAACTGTTTGTTTACAGACAGCAGTTATTAATGAGCAATACGTATTTATGACCAAAAATAATGGTCATAACACAGTAAAAACACCTATTGATATGTTTGACAGCGAGCATATTGGTAATGATCTAAATGAAGTAGATAAAGCAATTTGCGCTTATTTTGAAATTAACTAAGAAGGTATTTTATTATGTCATATGCAGCTTATACATTTAACGCAGAGTCAGCAAAAAAAGCAGATAGCGAAGGATCAAGAATTTCATCAACTGGTAAATATAACGGCTTATTTACTAGAGTGGAGTTTGTAACATCAAAAAAAGGAACTCAAGGCTTGGAGTTTGAATTTGTATCAGATTTAAAAGCTGAAACAAGTTTTACGATATGGACTATTGCAGCAGATGGAAAACCTTTATACGGCGCAGACAAAATAAATGCTATTTTGGCTTGTACTCGCACACGATCGTTAACACCAACAGAGAAACAAATTGATAAGTATGATTACGATCTAAAGCAAAAAGTAAAACAGCTTTGTGTTGTTGCTCCAGAGCTAGAAAACAAACGTATCGGTTTGCTTTTGCAAGCTGAGGAATACTTAAACGGTCAAGGTCAAGTTAAAACACGAATGAGTTTTGTTGCATCTTTTGAAGACTCAACAGAGTTAATGGCTAAAGAGATATGCGAGCAAAAAACAAAACCAGAAATGCTGCAAAAAGCATTTGAGCGACTTATGAAGAATGGAGACAAAAAGTTACAACAGCAAGTACAAGGATATGGTCAACCAAATGCTGGTGGCGCAATTAGCGACTTAGAGGACGACTTGCCTTTTGCTCCTATTCATTCAATGCTTGGTTAACAACAAGGGGCTTAACCGCCCCGCTTTTTAGGAGAGTTGGAAGTGGCTAAGAAAAGTAAAGTAGCAAGCGCAAAACTAGCTTGCATATTAAAGAACGCAAGGCTTGTAAAGCTATCAAAAGCTATGGGAATGCATAAATCTTACTTGCATAAACTTATTGACAATGGGTGCAGCAACGAAGTTTACGAGCGCATCAAATCCAAAATAACAATTGATTGGAATAGTGACAAACCATTGCATATAAACGATGGAAAGCATGTTCCATATACAGTGAAGCCTGTTAATTGTGTTTTACCGAAGCACAAAGAATGGCTACAAGAATTAATGATGAATGGGTGCATAAAACTATGAAACAGAATCTAATGATTGACCTAGAAACACTAGGAACAAAACCAAATAGCGCAATTTTAAGCATTGGCGCTGTTTATTTTGATAAAGATGGTTTGGGTGAAGAGTTTTATGCAAACGTAGATTTACAAGACAGTATTGATAGCGGATTTGATATTGATGCAAGTACGGTTTACTGGTGGCTTAGTCAATCTAGCGAAACTGGAAAAGTTTTAAGCCAATATAAAACACCATTAGTAAATGCCATTAATAGCATTCATTACTTCGTTAATAAGGATGTAAAAGTCTGGGCAAACTCGCCATCATTTGATTTGGTTATGCTTAAAAATCATTTTGATAAGCTTGGGTTCGAAACACCGTGGGATTTTTGGAATGAGTTGGATTTTCGCACATTTGTAGCTACCACTGGGGCGGAACGTGTCAAACCAAGAGTTGCACATGATGCTTTGGAAGACGCAAAAGCACAGGCTTGGACTATTATTAATTACTGGAATAAATTATGAATATAAACATAGAAATAGCAAAGAAAATGCGTGAAATGCAATTAAAATCTAAAGATTTGAAACAAAAAGCAAAAGACTTGCTGGAAGAAGCAAAAGAATTAGATTCTGACTTTGATTTTTTGCACGATCAATTTTTAGCTGACATGCTGAACAATAATGTTGAAAAAGTTAAAGATGATGAAATTGAAGTAACTATACGAGATAATCCATTATCCGTATTAGTTCACGACATTGAATCATTGCCAGATGAATATAAGCGAACCAAAGTTACAGTTGAGGCAGATAAAACAAAATTAAAACAGGATAAACCTGATATTGATGGTGTTGAGTTTGTGAATACTAGAAAATTGGTGTTGAAATAATGAAAATTTTAAGTTTATTTAATGGCATAAGTGGTTTGCATTGTTCCTTTGATCGTGCAGGAATAAAAGTTGATACTTGCTATTATTCTGAAATTGATAAATATGCAAACATGGTTACTGAAAAGCACTATCCAAATGATATTTCTTTAGGTGATGTAGCAAAATGGAAAGATTGGAATATTGATTGGTCTAGTATTGACTTTGTTTCTGCTGGGTTTCCATGCCAAGCTTGGAGTGTTGCAGGCAAGCAGCTTGGAGATAAAGACGAGCGTGGTGCTTTGTTTTGGACGACATTAGATGTTATTGCCAATGTGCTTAAACATAATCCAAATGCTAAATTCTTGATGGAAAATGTCAAGATGAAAAAGGATTTTGAGGAATACATTACCCACCATACGACACAAGCATTGGGCTATGTTGAGAAAACTTTGATTAATAGTGCTTTGGTATCTGCTCAAAGTAGAAAAAGGTATTACTGGACTAATTTTAAAGTTACGCAGCCTGATGATAAGGGTGTTTTACTTAAAGAAATACTTGAAGAAAATATTGATGAAAAATATTTTTATAGCGAGAAAGCTATTAGTTATTTGGACAGAAGTAAAATAAACAAGAGATTCTCAATGTTTAAAGATAGTAATAAATCAATTTGTATTACTGCAAATTTCCAAAAGTCTCTGCCTTACAACGTATTTGTTGATAGGGATAAAAGTAACTGTATTCTTGCAAACTATGGCAACATGGCTTGTGTAAACTACAACAAGAGTCAAGGTCAGATTGTTTTTCAGAACAACTCTGTTAGAAAACTCACCCCAATAGAATGCGAACGCTTACAAACACTTCCTGATAATTGGACCGATTGCATTAGCAATACACAGCGTTACAAATCTATTGGCAATGGTTGGACTATTGATGTAATTGCACATATTTTAAAGTGTGCTTATTTACAGTAAAATAACCAACATATGAGGGAGTAGCTTAGCGGCTACGTTGGATTGGTCATCCACCCTCATTTTTTTATGACCGCCTTTTGACCAGAGTTTAAAATGAATAACAACATTGTATTGAGACCATATCAAAAAGAAGCAATTCAAGCATGCATAGACTGGGTAAAAAAAAATTCAGTTGGTGGTGTTTGTGCAACTTCTGGAGGTAGCGGTAAGTCTATTATGATTGCAGAAGTGGCTAGAATACTGCACGAAATGACAAAGAAGTACGTGCTGGTTATTGTTCCCAACGTGGACTTGCTTAGGCAGAATTGTGAAAAACTAGATTTAATCGGTTGCAAATACTCGATGTACAGTGCGTCCGCTTCTGTAAAATCACTTAGACACCCTATTGTCGTCACAACAGAAGGAACTTGGAAAAGTGTTGCCAAAGAAAAAGCTCATATGTTTTGTGCTGTTCTTGTCGATGAGGGTGATAGAACCACAGATACGCTTAGACAAATTATAGATGATATGCGCTCAGAAGTTCCTTTGTTAAGGTTATTGGCTTTCACTGGAACCCCTTTTCGTTTGTCGGATGGATTTATTTACGAGCTTGATTTAGATGGCAGGGTTGTTGATGAAGCTAGAAATCCGTTTTATAAAAAACTTATTTACGAGTTGGGTTGTAATGAGTTGATAGCTATGGGGTATCTAACCCCAGTACAGATTGGTTTTACAGAAAACTCATATGATACAAAGTTGTTAAAACTAAATGGTGATGATTTTACGGCATCGTCTGTCAAGCAAACATTTGAAGGAAAGGAGAGTGTAACTAAAAAGATTATTGATGAAGTTGTCTTAAAAACTCAAGACAAAAAAGGCGTAATGATTTTCGCAAGCACTATTAAGCATGCAGAAGAAATATGCTCTTACTTGCCTAAAGATAGCTATGTTTTCTTGCATGGAAAAATGGGCAAACAAGAAAGGAGGGAGTCTGTAGATAGATTCAAAAATCAAAAATGCAAATATCTAGTGAATAAAGATATAGCCTGTGTTGGATTCGATGCCCCACATGTTGATTGTGTTGTTTTGCTAAGAGCAACCAGTTCAAATAGGCTTTTTCTTCAAATCGTTTGGCGCATGGTTAGACTTTATGAGGGAAAAACACATAGCGTTTTGCTTGATTACGCCAACAATATAACTAATTTATTTGGAGATAGTGATGATATTTTTACACCTCAAATAAAGTCATATGGATCAAAAGGTTCTGTAAAAATCGAGGTATCATGACCTGAATGCGGGACCAAACAAGAAGCATCAAAGAAACCTAAACATGATTCGTATGATTCTGAGGGGTATGTCTTAGATTTGGCAGGAGATAGAATTATTATTGAGGGACAGCCACTACCAGCTCATTATTTAAGAAGATGCAGAGGTGTAACATCGAAAGGAAAAAATGTTTTTGATAGATGTGAGTATAAGTGGTCTTTTAAATCTTGCCCTAGTTGCAAACATGAATGTGATATAGCAGCTAGAAATTGTGAATCATGTGGTTTTGTGTTAATTAGCCCAGACGCAAAGCTATCAGATACAGCGCATGTGATCAAACAAGGTGAGAAGTACACAACCAACGTAAATGCACTAAGCATAAAAGAAAGCACCAATGGTGGCGTTATGTATGCGATATTTGACACACCACATGGAGAAATTAGGGCTAAGTTTTACCCAAACAACACGAACAGATTTGTAGCACAGCATGCAAATATATTTAACAGAGCCACCGAGTGCGGAGAAAAACGCCCCACTCAGATTGAATACTCATTAAAGAAAGATGGGTTTTATGTTATTCATCGTTATATACCGCCATTTGTGGAGAATTGACCGTGTTAATAGATAAACGCATCCGAGTATACGGCGATCTATCTTATCGAAACAAAAATTGCCCGCAGGAATTTGACGAGCAGAAAACTATCGTAAACCAAGTTAGGAAGCATTACCCTGACTTGGTTTTTACAAGTATTAAAAACGAAGGTAAGCGCACAAAAATCCAAATGGATGAAGATAAATCTATGGGTTTTAGAGCTGGTGTATCGGATTTAATATTTTTCGGATCGCCAACATTGTGCTTAGAAGTGAAACGAGCAGACCATACATTATGTAAATGGCAACCAGAACAAGAGCCGTTTTTAATAGCTGCACAGGAACAAGGTGCCATGACTTGTGTTTGCTTCGGCTGGCAAGCAGGAATGGAAGCAATAAAAGATTGGTTGTCTATTAAAAAGTGATTGACATTGATATATCAATTATATAATATTTAGTTATTGTTTAGGAGACATGAGATGATTAGTAGAGAATTATTTGAACAGTTGGCTGATGCTGTTTTTGAGTTTAATCAGTGGGCTATTGAAAACGACAAAACATACAATGCGTCAATGAAAGTTGATAAATGGGATTTGTTGTTATATCTGCATAATGGTACTGATATGGATTATTACGTAGAATCAGGTGATAGACCATGGAATAAAACCACAAATGTAGAAAGCGCATTAAATTTTATTGAAATTCTTAAGTCTAAACAACAGGCATAAAAAATCCGCGCTAGCGTTTAGGAGAGTTGGCGCGGATATAAAGGTGTAATAAGGAATATATATGAAAGCTTTAGTTTTAGCAAGTCTACTTTGTGTTGGTTGTTCAGATAATTTACCAGTGAACGTACAAGGTGAAGTAAAAATAGAATCCATTGATCAACAAACAGCATTGGTAGATATTGGAGAGTTTGAAGTATTGTATGTCTACGATAAGAAAGACAAGCAAGTTGTAAATTTAGAACCAGTATCAGTAATGCAGGGCAATTATGTAGTAAAAGATTGGTATATTGATCAGTCTTATATTCAAGACAGCGTTAAAGTTATTAACTTGGAGTTGGTGAAATGACTAAAGAAATAAAATTCCCATACAAATATTTGCAAGCTTGTTTGCCGCATTCTGCAAATAGAGATGTTCGATTTTACTTAGGTGGTGTGTATCTTGGTGACGGATTTATGGCGGCTACCGACGGGCACAGACTAATTATGATTGAGGATGAATGTTTTAATGGCTGCAATTATATTATTGATCGTAGTGTTGTTGATTTCTTTATCAAGAAAGTAGGAAAAAACCCTATGACTAAAAAAGCAACATTAACAATAATGGAAAACGGCTTTAATACATTAGAATTAATGGGTGTCTATGAATATTTTAAATTTATGGATGGGAAGTTTCCAGATGTTAAAAAAGTTGACATTGAAAAACCTGAGAAATCAGAAGGTCAACCTAGCTTGAATCCTAAATACCTATTGGATTTTGTTAAGTCTGCAAAATTCCTAACTGGTATAAACTCGATTCAATCAACAACAATGATTTACACAGGTGAAACTACACCAGTTTATGTTTGTTTATCAGAAAACGCACACGGCATACTTATGCCATTGAGAGTGCGAAATGACTAACACAGCAATAACATGCCAAGACATAGATCGTTATGTTGAAACACATGGTTATCGAAAAGCTGTCCGTAAACTTGAGAAGCTTATGATTGATAATGCGCTAATCAAGACCTATGGCAACCAAACAGCAGCGGCAAACATGCTTGGAATAAGCAGAACAACGCTGAGAACCGTGTTAAATGAGTGTAAAGATGCTTGACGTTAAACACTACGCTTCACTGTCTCCATGTAAGAAACGAAAAGTTGGTTGCATTGTCTATGATAAGAAAGGCGGTGCAATCTCTTACGGCATGAATCACGGTTATTTCGAGCAATGCACATGCAGTCTTACAGAGAAGAACCCCCACTGCCTACATGCAGAAACTATGGCACTAGCTGGAACAGATGATTTATACAAGGGCGCAATATTAGAGACTACTTATGCGCCATGTTTAAACTGTTCTGTTTTAATTGTACAAAAAGGAATATCAGAAGTTATTTATCACGAAGCAGATAAATGTATGACTGGTGTTAAATATTTAATTGATCACAAGGTAAAAGTAAGATGCAAGTAAAAATTAAAAAGCTAGACAAAAGTGCAGTAATACCAAGCTACGCAAAACATGGTGATGCAGGTATGGATATTACTGCAATCAGCAAGTCATACGATGATCATGGTAACGTTGTGTATGGAACAGGCTTAGCTTTTGAGATTCCAACTGGTTATGCTGGATTCTTGTTCCCACGCAGCAGTAACACCAAGAAAGATTTAATTCTAGGCAATTCTGTAGGCGTTGTTGATAGTGGCTATCGTGGTGAGGTTGTTTTTAAGTTTAAGATGACTTGTGGATTTATAGATAATGAGCATGGTCACGACTACAACATTGGTGACCGCATCGGGCAAATTGTTATCCTACCAGTGCCTAAGATTGAATTTATTGAAGTAGACGAGCTGTCTAGTTCTGATCGTGGTGTAGGCGGTTTTGGATCAACCGATCCAGTTACAAAGGCAATTGAGGAAAATTTCAATGTCTAACGCAACGCACTTCAATGAAATATCCAACACGTATTACTTGGTTAAACAATGTGGTGTTTACATGCTACACAATGACAATTGGCGCATGAGTGCTTTTAAGCAGCATGAAGTTATTAACGAGAATGGATTTGTAGCCCTATAAACAACAAGCCCCTTAATAGGGGCTTTCTTGTATGCATTGCACACATATGGTTATTTCATGTGCTGTACATCCACTAAAGGCTACGCAAAGCACGCTCGAAAATATCCGCATAACCCGCAATGAGTTTTGCTTTATCCATACCATTGATGATTCTACGTGCATTAACATAATCCTTTTTGGATTGGTGTATATAGTCACTTAGTTTTTTACCAGTATATAAGCCTGTTTTCATGCTATAGATTGTCACTGGTGTTGACCACTCTTGTGTGAGAAGTAGATCGGGATTACTCAAGAAATCTACACCAAAAACTTTGCTTAGTTTTTCGTAGTTGACGAACCACGTGTTTTGCGTTTCTCCACGACCATAGTATAAATGTGGGTAATCATCATACAGATACGCCGTAGTCTTTGATCCGTCTTTGAAGGAATACAATTGACCTTTACTATTTTTGAACCATGTTCCATAAGTACGCCCCTTGCCTTTACCGTATTCAGCAATTGGCTGCATAGTGGTTGCTGTCTCATGCCAAATAGTTGCTAATATATATGCGCCTTGTGGATAGGTAATGCTTTTATCTTTATCCATTGCATCAACAATGAAATTAATTGCATCAACTTGGGCTTGTGATAATTTTCCAAATTTGGCTCGCAAAATATCAAACCCGCCTTTGGTCATTTTCATTTATTTACCCCTAATTTATCACGAACCTTTTGCTTAATCTGCTCTTTGATTTCAGCTTGTGTTTCAGGATTACTAAGCCACATTAAATAAAACACCAGGATAGGCGCACCAAGTGACGCAATAATGAATGTCGGCAAGAGAATGCTGAA